TACGTGTTTAGACATTGGTGCTGTTGACTGATACGCCTAATGTGGATAGTTTCAGCAGTCCGTGGCGCCAGCACATATCTATATAGTGTTAAATTATATATACATATACTGATCACTCGATATCTGTTCCTCCTGTTTCTGACGCATCTGGTACGGTAATAACGCACTCTTCTTCAGCTAGGATACGTTTAACTATTTCATAGCTTTTGAATCCTTTGATACCCTCAACTTGAGTACCGTACTGATGGTTTAAGTTCGTTATGGTAGCTTTGTCTCTATGAAGCATTTTGCAATACTTCTCTAGTTGATCATCGCTAATATCCAGTCTATATTTTTCCTTACTTAGTACAAAACGTACTAATTCTTCATGTAAGGGATGATGTTTGCAGTTTTCCAGTATCGACAAACATCGTATGCTAAAATAGTTACTACCATCGATACCTTCCTTCTTAAAATCTACATGTCGTTCTTGAAATAATAAACGATTTAATGCGCGATAAGTAGGATAAATCCCACCTATAACGTCATATTCGTTCATATAATCAATATGATATAGGTTTTGGCAGAAAATAACGTAGTCATTAGCAATTATACTCTTAGACTTCTCTAATTTCAAACCTGCATACTTAAATACTGCTTCAAACTGTTCAATATTTTCCTTGGACATCATATAAACACCATCATCACCCTGTATCTGACATTCATTTTCATGAATAAAATCGCAAAGTGATGCTATACCAAATTGTACTATGGAATCGACTTCGTTGGTGAAAGTAGAACCTGAAGGTACACCGTGTTTACCACGATATATACCTGTAGGCGTTACAATCCCAATCGTATACATTCTACCACACACATACGCAATAGCAGGTGCAAAGTCGCTAGCAAATAAGCTCTTAATGTATTCAAAAGCTTCAATGATATATTGGTATTTAATTGAGGCATCGTAAGCCGCAAAATCTACAGAGTATAAAACTTTATCTTGCGATTTAGCTTTAACTATCATGTCTGTAATGCATTGAGCAGTGCAATCAGGTGATATTAAGGCAGCACGGTTCCACTTAGTCTTCTGAAAAGCTAATAATGGAATATAAAACATCATTTCATATACGGTATCCGCAATTGGATAACCCCATACGTTACGTGTCTTTTTCATCTCAGTTGTTCTAGTGTATAGAACGCATGGATCCTTACGTTTTAGTATATTATCGAAATCATTCATAAGCTCATCTTTAACTTTGCCTTTCTTAGCTAAGAAAGGTAAGCCAGCGCTTGTAGTTAACTTAAGTTCACTAAAAGCTTGTTTAAGGCTAATAGGAATAAGCGTACCTTTACCGGGTACGTAAGTAAACCTAGGCACATGATGCTCATCTTGACTATCGTATGTATGGCGTAAGCCTAATATACGTTGCGACCAAGGTACTGATATAGATCTTGGGCCGAATTTAGCAGCGTTAGCACGCTCTAATTCTAGTAGTGGTTCATTCATCTTATGTTTACAGCTTTCGAAGATTTGGTTCCATTCATGAAGTAATTCAATGGTACCAGCTGTTTCAGCTAAAGGCGTTGGGCATTTCTGTTCAGAACCTTTTAACGTATTGCTTAGTTGAATAGCCATACGTTGCAGGACTTTATCGGAAACGCTCAGCCGCTTTAAAAAGGAAAATTTCTTTAACGCCTGTGCTAGCTTCACATAACATATAGATATAATATATATATATTACTATTACCAGGCATAAGCCTGGTACGTGTCACCCAGCCGAAGCAAAGGTGAATTTACAACATAAATACCCTAACTATACTGAGCAACGCGCTTCTTAACTTGGATCGAACCAGTATTGAATAAATAATCCAATGTGTTTTGACCTGATTGTAAGTAAGCAGCGCCAGTAACATTTTGACATTTATCCGTACCAAATAAGTGCGGATAATAGTTTGTAGTACCTAAACTAATAATAGTCTCTTGTCTACAGAAGGCAAGGAAATTGATAGTAGATACAGGATAAAATGCTGGGACGCCTGCGCTAGTATAGTAAGAATAACGATTATCTGGATAAGTAGCATTGACTTGCGTAGTATTAGTTAAGCCAGGATAGCTACAGTTAAGGACAGAATCCCACATATAACCCATTGCAAATGCTAAACCATCTAAGTTATTATTGTATGAACAATAAGGAACTGCGGTAGTTGTGTTAGAAACTTGTTGACCAATAACATTGGCACCAGTTGCTCTATTGCATTGAGGTAAGTTAGCCCATATAGTAAGAAAATTCTTATCAAACATAGGCGCTGCAGGAACGTCATATAACTTTCCTATACGCCAATTTGGTACACATCTACGCAATAAAGCGAAAACGGCAGTGTTATTTACAGTATTAAGTGTATTTAACGCTTGCAGCGGCCAGCTTGTAGCTGGTAACGCTTGATCGAAATAATTAGGTTGTGGACATATTTTAAGTAACGGTGAACCTTGCGTATTGCTAGATAAAAACGTACCACTCATATATCGTACCCATTGCACCACTCTAGGTGGCACTGGCGTATCCTCTAGGCGACGGCCTAGTTGGTAATAATCTGATAATGTAGTTGCATCTATCCTAGCACGTAAAGCCATCATGCCTGAATTCTTGTTTCTAGAGTCACTTTCATAAGAAAGTACACTACTATACCAAAAATAGCACTGAAGAGCTTGAATTGCTGCGGTAAATGCATTTACAAGGTTGGTAGCGGACAAAGTATTCGTAATATCTAAACCAAAACCAACCGCTTCCTGAGCTCTAGTCTGAATATCGAAACAAATCGTATTAGTAAAATAGCCAGTAAGCGGATTGTTAGCGAATGTTGGAATACCTAAAATACTACAAGTAATATGTAAGGGTGAACATAAGTTAACAGTAGGTGTCATATAATCGTTTACAAAAGTATTCGGTTTAAGACCACTATTTAAAGTAATAGGTTTAGGGTTTGGTGCAGGCGATAAAGCGTAACTAGTATTAGCTATGCTATTTACCTTACCAGGAAACACCTTATTATCTGACGGAGTATTTGCTTTATCACCACTAAACTTACGTTTAATAGAGCCTGATAAAACAGGTCCGATATTACCAGCAGTATCAGCAACAAAATTAGCTGCTTGATTACCGACCCATTGTGCAGCACTTGGCCCATATGTTCTAAGAATATGAACGGCACCAGCACGCAAAGCAGCAGTACCTTGCTGAGCTAAACTAGGATTATTAGCTAGCATAGCGTTAGCCACACTAGTAATTTCCCCCTTAGTAGGATTATAACCTAAATTAGGATTATAAGCTACTGTAGGATTGTGATATACCTGGATAGCTGGCTTGCCAGCTTTACCAGGACTTTTGATAATACCAGATTTTGCAAATAGCGAACGTTTTGCCATTGTTTATATATATATTTAATTTAACTGGGATCCACATCCGGATCCTACATTAAATTGTATAGCCGCATACGCTACACTACACAACGTATGCGCCCGTTACTTATTAATTAATAGTAAGGATAAA